AATAATTTTAGTAATTTCAAAAGCATTCTTAATAGAAGGTTTAAGTTTCTTAAGAGCTGATAAAGTATCTTTCATCTGAGTTGTCTTTTTCTCTTTACCCTTCTCACTCTTTAACTTTTCAATATCTTTTACAAACTTACCCGATATCCAGTTAACAAATTCTTCTGATGATATGCTGGTATCTTCTAAAAACCTACCAGCTCTTATCTCTGAGTTAATATATGTCTTTAATAAAGCAGTATAATCATCGAGAGAGCTAAAATCTACCTTGTCAGCTAACTTTAAAACTTGGGTCTTTTTCTTTTGTACATCTTTTAGTAGTAATTTACTGAACGATGACTTTGCATTTTTAGGCTTATTAGCTAAAACATTAAAAACAAAAACTGTACTTGATGGTGAGAACTCTTCTGGAGCAGAAGTATATTTCTTAACCTTTAATATACCATTCTGTACCATATATTCAATATGAATAGCTACTCCAATTTTAGCTTTATTGATCTCATCACCGTATGGGCTGTTTTCTGTAACAGCATACTTAATTGTATTAGGAGTAAATGTAGTAAAGCGATTTTCATTAACAACACCGTCAATAGTTTGAGGAGTTTCTTGAATCTTCATCTGAGGATCAAACATATAATCCATTTGATATATACCTTTTATGTTTAATGATGGTAAATATCTGAGAGCTAATTTTAACTTGTCTGCTAACCCACCTGTACCATGATTATCAATAATATCTTGATCAGTATAGTTAATCTTAGGGTTCTTAGCGAAAGCTGACTTACTTGCTACAAAAAACTTACCATTTGTATCTAACCCTGCTACAATAGCAGGAGCTCCATCAAATTTAGTAGAGATCTTATAATCAGACTCATCAACAAAGTAAGCAATTGACGATTCAATCTGGCTAATTGCTTCAATTACCCCCTGTTTACCTTTATTGAGAATATTTTCTTCTAAATGATCGATATGCTTTACTGCACCGTCGATTGCATCAAAGAATTCTAATATTACGTCGTGATGTTGTTTAAATGTTTTCATTTTTATCGAGGTTTTACTGAGAAGAACGATCCTTGTGGACCAGCATTAGGTTTGATACTAGGATAACCTCTTAATACTTTACTAAAAATAGATGTAGATTTATCCTTTACATCAGCTACTGATATATATTGTAACTTACCAAAATCTTTCGGTTTTTTAATTCGTTCTGTACCTATAAATAAAATGTAATTAAAATCCTCTTGATCAGCATAGTATTTTGCAGCAAATAAGAAATAAGCCTCTCTAAACTTATCACCTATATTACCATTTTCGTCTAAATTTGGCTCGATCCAGCTTAATAAATCTGCTTGATTATCGGCATTCGTGTAAAGCTCTGCATATCCATTAGCATATAATTGAGCTATGTCTTGTTTTGTTACATTACCTGTTGCTACTAATTCGTTAGCAATCTGATCAATAAACCCGTTAGTTTTTACTAAAACATCAAAATCTGGATTATTAAAATCAAGTTGTAACCCGGATTTTGTAATTAGCTGCTGTACCCCGTTAGTAAACGTACGTAAAGCAGCTGGCTGAGATCCAAACCCCTTCTGACCTTTTAGTCTAGCTCCAGAACCCTTTATTTCATATTGTGTTTCACCTATCTCTATATCACCACCAGCTGTACCTTTACGAGCACCTTCAACAAATAATATTATAAAAGTTTCACATCTACCTGTAACTGGTTGTGTTGTCGGTGCAAACATTAATAGATCACCAACTAAATCCTTATCTAGATCGTACTTACTCGATACCAGATCGACTATATTATTACCAGGGGCTGATAAAAACTCTTTCATAGGCATTTTATTTTCTAATGCAGCAAAGAACTTATCTGGCTCGTCATATCGGTATACAACTTCGATAACCTCTTTAACTTGAATAGCTGTTAGACCAGAAAGCTGTAATGATTCAATTACCTTTTTAATACTGCTACCAGGTGTATTGAGGTAACGGTAAGCTTTTTCAAACTGCTCACTATCAACATTCAGATCAGTGTATTCAGGTTGAGATTCTTTCTTATACTTTACATTATATAATTCTTCACCTAATATACGATGTCTAGGTAATTTACCTACCGATTTACCAGCAGATTCTTGTAAGTAAACTTGATCTAATGATCTCCAGCTCATGTTTCGATGTCAATATCAGTTGAATATTTTTTCATAACGTTTATTAACATTGTAAGTGTATCTTTTGCATTTACTTCGTTAATATCATTAAGAGCTGATACTGTATCAACATCTTCTGGGTTAATTTCAGTTACAAGAGCTTTTTTAAGTAACCTAACTAAAAGAACTTCACTTTCAGGTGATAGCGTTTCAATTTGAGGCTCTTCAGCAGGTAACTCTTCAGCAGGTAGATCTGCTTCTACTGGTTCAACCTCATCCTGTTCAGTTATTGTATTATATATTTTTAAGAATTTTTTCATAATGTCTATATGTTAATTGATTTAGCCGCGGCTACTAACTTATCCGCTAATTCTTTTTTTGCTTTTTGTACTTTACCAGCAACTGAACCTGGTATAAACCTACCTTTACCTTGATCTGGAATAGATAAGACTGCAGCTGCTGTTTTTGCAACACTATCGATAGACTGCTCTGCATCTTCAATTGCCGGTTTTTGATTACTAAAGAATCCATCTAATGAACGTATACCGCTTTCATTATCTTCAGTATCCCGATGTTTAACTTGTCGATTATCTTGAATCGCATTGTATAAATCTTGTAATTTCATAAATTCTTCACTACCATCGTTAACTATATCACCAGGCTCAATAGGTGTATTATGGAAATCCTTCACCATTTCATCTTCTTTTTGTTCTTGAGCTCTTCTTGCTTCGGCATATTCGCTTGTATTTTTAAAAGCATTATATATTCTTCTCTTTGCGTCTTTTTCCGGACCAGAAGGCATTAACATAAAATTTCTAGCTAATTCTCTACGCTCTTTTTCTTGCTCTTGATATTCACTGTAACCATACTTAGTTTTAAACTCTTCAGTTTCTGCTAACCCGGGTCTATAATCCATTACACTCTGATTAATATAATTAGCTAATGCAGATAAAAATTTATTTTCTAATACTTTCGGATTTGTATCATCATTAGCGGCACCAGTCATACCATATGCATTACCAATGTATAATCTCGCATAAGAAGCTGCATCTAATATATCTTTTCTTGTCTTACCAGTAAGGCTTCTTAAAAAATCACCAAATGATTGACCTACACGAGGTGATAATTCTGCAAGTTGATTTTCTTTTAATATAAATGTATGCTCGGTAAGGATTTTAGTTGCTAATATTGTAAAATTATCCATATTAATATTTATTTAATGAGAAGTAGTTTTGTTGATAACCTATTGAAGTAATCATTGTTAAGAAATGTAAGATCATATTTTTTAGTCATCTTTTTAACACCACTAAATGTATATTTTGCTGTATCCAACTTATCACACTTTAATCTTATTGAATTAATAGTTAGAGCACTCTTACCATCACCAATATCCATAAGATGTTTTAGATATTCTAATGATAGTTTACTTATATGTAATATAATAGGTAATACGTTATTTAATTTTTTAATAATTTTTAATAAAACCGTTAAAATATCTTTCTCACTGTAATATTTCATTAATTCACAATCATTAAGTTGGTTATAATTAAAAAATACAACGGATTTTGAATTCATTTTTAATATTTTACCACATACATGGTAAATTATGTAGTGTAAAAATATTTTATTTGTATCTTTATTGGTTATACTCTTATCTAAGAGCTCAAATTTATGTAAGTCATTAATAATATCAAATTGAATATCTTCAGTAAACATCTCATTGAAATTTATTAAATTTAAATCATATACTTTCAAATATAAATCACTCACACAATATTATATCAGTGTTCCAAAAAATTCTTAGGTGGTTTACCTATTCTACAGTTGATTATACCATTATAATAGTCTTCACTCAGCAATACATCCTTATCAAACTGCATTTTAGCTTCAAAATAACCTAATTCATATTTATTTCTGCAGAATTTTAATATTTTAAATAAGAATTGATCTTTACCGTTACTGGCTATATCAATATTAAGTCTGTCACTTGAACCGGTGTATGTCTTCCAGTCACTATCAACATAATCAATACGCTTTCTCTTTTTACCTTTAAGAGGCATGCGTCTAATCTTTTTAATCATCTGCTTTCTACCAATATATTTTCTACCATCTATTAAATTAGTAATTTCATATATAAAACCGAAAGCATCTTCCGGTATTGCTTCATAAACTTTCCAATGTCCTGTGTCCACGCTATTACTTACTTCTTTTTCTTATTTTTTCTACGTGTCTTCTTTTTCTTAGTCTTAACCTTACCTCTTCTAGAGTATGTACCTCTACCTAGAGATATTCGATAATCATCAGGAGCATACCAGTCTGTATTAGTTATACCACCATGTCCTGCACCTGCAGCAGGTCCAAAAGCACCACTAGCTACATTTTCATCTTCATCATGTACCTTTTTAAGCTTAGAATAATACTTCGGATCTTCTGTTAAATGGTGTTTAGCAATAATAGTAGCAATCTCCTTAATGTCAGTATGTTCCGTTTCAGTTTTTTTACCTAATTTTAATTCTTTTTTATTGTAAACTTTATTTTTTACCGGTTTAAATAGTTTTTTAAATGTTTGTTCAAAAATGTTTATTGACTTACCCATAATAGTATTTATACTTATAATGTGAATAACATTGATCAATATGTAAATGAAATAGAAAAGGATCTAATTATTAATGAATTTAATATTAAAGATGTTTCAATGAAGACACCTGCAAGAAAACATTATTGGGTAGGTAGACTTATAAGACATAAGAAGAATTTATACAATTTAGAAAAAGAAAAGACAGAGATTAAAAAGAAAGTAGTAAAAGAACTTTTAGAACAAAGTCCAATAAAAATAACTATACCAGTAGCTGAAAAAGCTAGTATGAACCATACAAACATAGTTTTAATAAACGAAAAAATAAATAATGAAATGTTAATTATTGAGTTTTTAGAAAAAACAGAAAAGATTTTTAGTAGTGTAAGTTTTGATATATCAAATATTGTTAAAATTATGCAAATGGAGCAGTTATGATAGAGTTTATTTTAACCAATAGTAAGATACGTTTAAAGTGTGATAATTTTGAGACAATAAGAGAGCATTTTAGTGTAAAGGATGAAACAGCTCGTTTTAGATTAAAAGGTCGTAGTCGTTTTGCAGCACCATCACGTGTATATTGTATAACACCAACTGGCTTATTTGAATACGGTATGTTTTTTGATATATTAACATATATTAAAAAGGAACGACCAAATGATCAAATTATAATCGATGATGGTATATTAGAGTTAGTAAAACCAGGGTTAGGTGAATGTAGAGTATATGACAACTTAAAGCATGAATTGAGAGACTATCAAAGACAAGCATTGCTTAAAGCTCTCAATAGTGGTAGAGGAGTTCTTAAGATGGGTACAGGTGCAGGTAAAACCTTAACAATTGCGTCTTTACTCATGAGTGTTTTTACTGTTAATAAAAATTTTAAATGCTTAATAATAGTACC